TTCTACACAGCCAGGGATATCAATAATAGGTACACCAATTTGTTGTGTAACTGGTGGATAGATTGGTATTGCCTGGGGTGGGCTAGATGTTAACCACTGAGGGATATCTGGAATACCTATCTGATTAATGTTAATGTCAATATCACGAATGTTGGGCATCAGCAGTCATTAAATACTGTTCCAACTTGTGAACCAAGTTCTGATCCTGCTTTCTGTCCTAGAAGCAGTGCCCATCCACCTGCTAACCATCCAACATAAGGGATACCAGAGAGTGCAGGGACAGCGACACCAGCAGCAATAGCACTACCTGCCATCGCACCTTGTGACCGTGCTCCAGCGTCCGCCGCTATGCACTCGGCGCTTACACCTCCTGTCTTTCCCACTTCACCTATTGCACCTCCCCCGATATTGCGGGTTCCGTCCATGGTGTACTGATCGTAGCGAGTTTCACTTCGCTGCTCAGATTTTCCGCCAAACATTCCTTTCTTTTCTTGGCTAAGATCCAATGATCTATGTGACTCCAAAATAGCAGGATCGTTAGCTTTATATTCGATTCTATATCCTTCTTTACTTGCTTCTACTTTATACGAGGAATAAGGAGTTCCTCTTGGAATATTAATGGTGGGCACCTGAGGAATTTCAGGTTGTTTTGGTTTGTTAACAACATAACCGAGAAGTCCAATGTGGGCAATACCGAATAACGCTCCAGCTCCGATTACAACCCATTTCATCGGTCTAATTTCAGACATGACAATTAGCCGTATAGATCACTGCTTATTTAGTCTAAATAGTCAGAGCACAACCATTCTCAGTTTGAAGAGAGATGCCACTTAATAAGTTAGAGAATTTCATCAAGAATACTGAGGGTAAGATTCTTTATGTGAACCCTAACGATCTTGATGCAACAGACTCGATCACAAACCAGGGTAACTCCCTAACGAAACCCTTCAAAACTATTCAGCGAGCACTATTAGAGTCTGCTCGTTTCTCCTATCAGACTGGATTTGATAACGATATTACTGACAAGACAACTATTCTCTTGTTCCCAGGTGAGCACTTTATTGATAACAGACCTGGATTTGCTATTAAGAAAGATCCTGCAGATCCATCTAGAGCTGTAGGTGTATCTCCAATCGGTGCAGAAACATTAGCAACGGCAGAATTTGCACTGTCTCTGACTAGTGAATTTGATTTAACTGTAAATAATAATCAACTCTATAGATTTAACTCAGTCAACGGTGGTGTTATCGTACCTAGAGGTACATCTCTTGTTGGTCTTGACCTTAGAAAGACTAAAATCCGTCCTCTGTATGTACCCAACCCTACAGATGATGATGTCCCCAGTACTTCTATTTTTAGAATTACTGGTAACTGTTACTTCTGGCAGTTCTCTCTGTTTGATGGAAAGGATGATCGCTTAGTATTCACTGACCACCAGAGATTTGATGAGGACAATAGATCTCTCCCCACATTCTCTCACCATAAACTGACATGCTTTGAGTATGCTGATGGTGTCAATGAGGTCAAAGGTTATGATAACACTGACCTCAGCATGTATTACTACAAGCTGACATATGCTTTCCAAGAAGCATCTGGTCGTGCTATCACATACGAGTGGCCAGACAATCAGGGTGACTTTGAGAAAGTTCGCCCCGAATTTGAGATTGTTGGTGCTCTTGGTGATGACCCATTAGAGATTGCTAGTATCATCTCTGGTGATGGTTTATCTCCCACATCTCAGGTCACAGTTAGAACTGAGCAGGCTCATGGTCTGACTGCTGGCACTCCAATTAAAATTAGTGGGGTCAATGTATCTCAATATAATATCTCTACATTTGTTCAGTCTATTGTAGACTCAACAACATTTACATATAGTCTACCTACATTCCCGAACAACTTACCTGCTACACCATCTAATATTACTGCTGCAGTAGTTACGATTGAATCTGATACTGTAACTGGCGCATCTCCATATATCTTTAACATCTCGCTGCGTTCTGTCTTCGGCATGAACGGTATGCACACAGATGGTGCCAAAGCAACTGGTTTCCGTTCGATGGTTGTTGCCCAGTTTACGGGTATTTCACTCCAGAAGGATGACCGTGCGTTTGTTAAGTATAACCCAACTACAAGATTATATGAAGGTATTACATATCCTGAGGTAAGAGGTTCTGAGCTGGCATCACTGTCCTCGTCCACAGACGCCGCTACTGTTTATCACCTAGACTCTGGCGCTATCTATAGACAAGGGTGGGAACAGTCACACATTAGAATTTCAAACAACGCTGTTGTGCAGGTTGTGTCCGTGTTCGCTATCGGATACAACGCACACTTTGTAGGTGAGAGTGGTGCTGACGCATCTATTACTAACTCCAACTCTAACTTTGGTCAATTCTCACTGGTCGCTGATGGTTTTAGACCTGAGGCGTTCCCAAGAGATGACCAAGGATATATCACACACCTTACTACACCTCAAAATGTAGATACATCTGACTCTAAAATTGATACTGTAAGTTTCTATCAGTTAGATGTAACTAAGACCAAGAATGTAGGTCTCTCTAGTCACCTCTATATCTTTGGTTTTGACAGACAAGATGAACCACCACTGTCACTCTCTCAGGGTTTCAGAATTGGTGCTAGACATAATGAGCAACTTAAAGTAAATATTGGAGGTACGACATACTCATCTCCTGTTAAGATGCTTGAGAATGAGCTGACTGGTATTGCAACAGGTGCTCTGGGTACAAGAACTGGTGCTAAGAAAGCTAGATTAACTCCACCAAACTCTCAGTTCTCCATGTCCTTAGATGGGAACATTGGTCTGATTACTGGTGAGTCTATCAGAATTTACAGTGATGATGGTGATCTGCCTGAAGGATTAACACTCAATAGAGTGTATTATGCTATTGTTGTAGGTCCTACAGAAATTAAGATTGCATCAACATTCTCCAATGCAATTAACAATGTGCCCATCGAGATTATTGGTGGCACACAACTAAGACTTGAAAGTAGAGTATCTGATAAAGACTCTGGTGACCTTGGTCAACCCATTCAATGGGACTTGAATCAGAATCAGTGGTTTATTCACAGTGAAACTAGTAATGATATCTTCACTCAAATTCAAACAAGTGATTATGTAACTGACGGTGAAGGAACTAATATCTCATTCATTGAGAGATACGAAGATAATAGAAGTATTGAAGATAAGTTATATAAAGTCCGTTATGTTATTCCTAAGGAAGCAGGTAACTCTAGAGATCCTGTTACTGGATTTAATGTTCAGCTTTCTAGTCTGACTGGTTTCGCTAAGACTTCTGATCCTAGTGCAACTACGATCACACTGGATGATAATAACTTTAGAAGAAATCATCAGTTCATTGCATTTATCTCAGAGACAACAAATACTGTTACTGTGAGAACTGAACTTCCTCATATGGTTGAGGTTGGTGATGAAATTGATGTTGAACTCGTACAGGACTCTAACAACACTGCTGGACTGGATGGTAAAGGATACAACGGTAATTTTATTGTTGATGGTATTATTGATGCATATCAATTTACCTTCCAAAATACAGACACAAATGGTGTAGAGAGAAATACTGGAACCTTTGTTGATACAACAAATTCTAGAGATCTTTTCTTACCTAGATTCTCTATTAAGAACAACCAGAAGAACTTTACTGTTTACAGATCATCTGTTGTTGAACCATATATTAAAGACCAGAATGATGGTGTTTATGTTCTTGAATTGTTGAATTCTGATTATGCTCCACCGCAGGAGTTTACACCTAAAAAGTATAAGCAGAATGTTACCTATTATTATCCACAACAGGATAGAGATAATATTGTAGAGAACTCTCCAGCTGCTGTTTCTTTCTGTAAGAGAGCTCCTTTAGGTAAGGTTGAGATCAACGACTTAAGGAACTCTGTAACTAGAGAGACTATTGATAAGTTTAACAAGTCGTTCAACATTGGATATGCAATTACTGGTATTACATCGGTATCTGCTGGTATCGTAACAGTTACATTTGAAAATCAGCATGATCTCAATGGTCTTGTCACTCATGAAAATCTGGTAACTGGTGTTGGTTATGCCGTAACAACAGAATATAACACCAGACTTCTTAATGTTGGTGTTTGGAATGGTGCTACTGCAACAGTAACTGTTGGTCTTGGATCAACAACTATCACTGGATTTGAGGTATTTGCACCTGGTTCTGGTTTTGTAGGTGGAGAAACGCTGTCTATTGAAGGATTTGCTGGTTCATCTATTGGTGTTCCTACTTCTGGTATCTCATCCTCTATCAATGATGTTATTTCAATCACTGGTATTGGTACAACTAGCGATGGTTTGTATAGAATCGCTGGTATTCCTAACAAGACTAGTGTAGCTATTGCAGTAACAGATGGTGATCCTCTTATTGTCTCAGGACAATATGCTATGAGAGTTGCACCTTCTGTTAGCATCGCATCTACACATTATGACAATACTCTTGGTCTTACTACATTTACATGTTCTGAACCTCATGGTCTCAAGAAAGGTAGTAGATTCAGAGTTGTTAATGCAACCAACGGTAAGGTAGGTGACTTCCTCGTCGATACTGTATCTGGTATCAAGACATTTACATCTACTACAGTGAATGATATTACTCATGCAGCAGGATTTAAGTTATATCAACATGCATTTGAATCTAACAAGCAAGAAATTGCACTGAATGAAACTATTGGATCTAGATATACAAGCTTGTATGCTGGTGAAAGAGTAACGATCAAAGATGATATTAATAATATTGTAACAACTGTTAGGGTACAACTTCCTAACGCTGGTATTGGTACAGACCTGAGATTCAGACTTGGTGATTATCTTGAGATTGATAAGGAGATTGTAAGAGTAGCAGCACAAGGTCTTTCAGGTGGCAGCAATGACACTCTGACGGTCCTCAGAGGCGTGTTAGGTACACTTCCTGCACATCACTTTGCTGGAGCATTAGCACGCAAGGTAGACCCTCTGGCTATCGAATTACGGCGTCCTTCTATTCTCCGTGCATCTGGTCATACATTTGAATATCTTGGTTATGGTCCTGGTAACTATTCTACTGGTCTTCCTCAGGTACAGGATAGAACACTGACTGATGATGAAGAGTATCTGTCACAGGCACAAGAAAGAGCTGGTGGTACTGTTGTATACACTGGTCTGAATAATGAGGGTGACTTCTACATTGGTAACAAGAGAATCTCCTCTTCTAGTGGTCAAGAATCTTCCTTTGGTATTCCTATTCCTACTGTAACTGGTGAGACTGCATCTAATAACTCTGTTGTATTTGATGAAGTTATTGTTAGACAAAGAATTATTGTTGAGGGTGGTCCTCAGCAAAACATTCTGTCTCAGTTTGATGGTCCTGTTACATTCTCCAATGATGTTAACTTCACCGATGACTTAATTACTAGTGGAACTGTTGAACTCGGTGGAAGTATCGAGATCACAGGTGAATTCCCCAATGGAGCTAAGATGAACAATGTCTTAGTTGGTGTAGGAACTAATAAGACTGAAGTCACAACAGTCGGTGGATCTGGTGATCTGGTTCTTAACGCTGCTCCTGGATTCGCTGTTGCTATCGCAACTGACACCAAATACACTGCATCTGTAACATTTGAGCAGCAAGTAAACATGAATGGTTTCACCACATTCTCTGGTGATGTATTCATGAGTGGTGCTGGATTCACATATTGTGGTGGTCCTATGCATGTATGTGATGATATCGTTGCTTTCTATGGTCAAACATCTGACATTGCTTTCAAGGAAAATGTTTCCTTGCTTGAAGATCCTCTCGCCAAGGTTATGCAAATCCGTGGTACAGAGTATGACTGGAAGGAAGGTAACAAGAGCTATAAAGGTCATGACATTGGCGTTATCGCTCAAGATGTAGAGAAAGTTCTCCCTGAGGCAGTATCTACTAAACCTGATGGCACAAAGGGTGTCCACTATAACAAACTGATTCCTCTACTCATTGAGTCTGTCAAGGAACTCACCAACAAAGTCAATGAACTTGAGGGAGATAAATAACAAAAAGGGTCTGCCTAACTTAAGATAATGCCAACGAATTATAAGACTATTATCAACTTTCGGGATGGTGTTCAGGTCGATGAAAACGATCTGGTATCGGTTGGTGGTCAGGTAGGTATCGGGACCACCATTCCGCGTGAAACTCTCGATGTCCGTGGCAATGTAATTGTCGAAAATGAAACCAATCTACGACATGTAAATGTCATTGGTTTTGCTACACATTACGGCAATATTAATGTTGCTGTAGGTAATTCGGTTGGCATCGGCACAACCGTACCTGAGGCAGCTTTTCAAGTTGGTGTTGGTACGACTGGTGCAACTATCACGGCAGAGGGTAGAGTAACAGCAACTAGTTTTGTTGGTGATGGTTCTGCACTCACAAACCTTCCTACATCTGTATGGGTCAATGCTAATCCTGGTACAGGATCTACAATTTATGCATTTAGACCTGTTGGTATATCAGTAACCTTCCCACAAGCTGATCTTGCTGTAGGTGATCTGGTTAAAGTAGATGCGATTAGTGGTGTTGGTACATATCAAGGATTAGAAGCAAAGAATCTTACATTAAGTGGTAATGCTCAGCAGGGCAATATCGCTATGGTTGGATCCATCAGTGGTATTCAATCTATTACTAATGGTACTGGTAACTTTGAGACAATTGGCGTAGGTTCATTTGGTCAGCTCAATATTGCCACAGGTATTATTACAGGTGGATCAACGGGTCTTACTGTAAATGGTATTAGTAAGACAATCGATTTTGTTGGTGTCAATACACTACAAGATAATAGAAGTGGTCTGTCATTTAGAGAGATTACAACAGGAACAGCTGTTCTTTCTGTTCTCTACAACGGATCTGCACTAAGCACAGATGGATCTGATGGTGGACAATTAGAAGTTTGGGGTCTTAAAGGGTCCTCATTCTTACCTAGAGTTGTAGCTACAAGAGAGGGTCGTGTTGGTATTGGCACAAGCCTACCAAGAGAGAACTATGCTGTTGATGTTGTTGGTACAGGTACATTTACTGGCGCACTTGGTGCTGCTGGTGGATTTATTGGTGATGTTATTGGTGATATCACTGGTGTTGCAGGCTTGGCGGCAGGATTAACTGGCGTTCCTGATATTGAAGTAGACGAAATTACATCTATTGGTATTAATAGTATCTTCATTAGAAACACTGGTGTATCTACATTTGGTGGTGAGATTAGTGTAGGTAACTTTGTTGGTGTTGGTAGTACCACATCTGCACTTGGTAGAGGTCTTGGTGTTATTGGTGGTGCTGATATTAGAGGTGATGGAACATTCTCTGGCAATGTAACTATTGGTGGAGACTTAGCTATTGGTGGTACATTCGGTGGTGCTATTGATGTATCTGATGTCACTGCTGGTGAGATTATCGCAACTGGTATTCTCTCTGCTACCACAACATCTAGTTGTGTGTTAAATGACACAACAATCACTGGCAATGTAACTCAGAGCGCAGGTAAGAATTTTGGAATTGGTAATGAACTGACTGTAGGTGGTAGTGTATCCATTGGCGGTACAGAGATTAGTTTCACTCAACCAGTCAATGTTGATGGTGCAATTTCTATCAATGATGCTACTGGTGTAGTTACAACTGGTAAGGTTGTATGTCAGGATCTGGTTGTCAATGGAAACTTTGCAAATCAGGGTGGCGCTATCTCAACATTTGGTAAGATCGTCCTCGATGGCACTACTGGAATCATCTCATGTAGAGGTGATATTGATGCTACTGGTGGTATTATCACTTGTCGTGCCATTGATGCAGGAACAGGTATTGGTACATTTGGTGGTCTTGATCTGAATGGTGGTGGTATTAGCAGCACATCAGATATCTTTGCTGGCACAGGTATTATTACTTGTGGTGGTCTTAACCTCAACAATGGTCGTATTGCACTTGCTGGTGATATTGATGCTCAGTCAGGATTTATTACTTGTGGTGGATTAGAACTTAATGTTGGTAGTATCTCTAGTGCTGGTGACATTATGTCATCTGGTTTCCTTACATGTACTGGTGCCAACTTAAGCTTCGGTCCTCTTCAGAACGCTACAGAAATTACTGCTACTGGTTCTGCTGTCCTCGGTGGATTTATTGTTGCTCCGACAGGTATTAGCACTATTGCTAACCTTGATATCACTGATGGTTCAGCAACTAACTTCCTGGTTAATACAATTGGTTTCAATACTGTAGCAGCTAACTTCCCGATTGGGGAAGGCATCGCAATGTATGATGATGCCGAGATCTTCTTAAATGGTATTGGTAACGGTGTTGGTATTGGTTCAACATCTGGTCAGAGAGATGGTAATACCGTCTTCTATGTTGGTCATTCTAGAGTTGGTGCAGACTTTGCTGGTGGTCATTCTCTGTTTGAGGGTGGCGTTGCTATCGGTACACATGGATCACCTAAAGAAGAAAATAATTTTGAAGTTTATAAGAATACAGTATTCCATGAAAGAGCTACTGGTGCAGGTGGCACAGAGTCTGGATTCATTCGTATTGGTATAGGTACTGATCAACCTAGAACAACCTTCGACATGTCACATGTTGATGGTGGTTATCTTGCTCTGCCTCAATATGGTGATGGTGGAACTAACAACAGTGACGCTTTCACTGGTTGCATGTTCTTCAATACAACAGAGAATATCCCATTCATCTATGATAATAGTGGTGGATCTATGGGTATTAAGACTGATGTTGACTTCTTCTTTGATGTCGGTCAGTATGCTATCCACCTTGGATATGTTGGTGGTATTACTACTAGTGATGCTACTAGAGGACCTGACTTAGATAGCACTGTTGAAAACGAGATTCAACCAGCTAATACTGGTCTTGGTACTGCACATATGATTTACAATAAACAGTACAGTAAGCACCAATATGCAACTCAACAGGGAGTTAATGCTCTTGATGCGAGCATCTTCAGATCCTATGTGTCCTCTGGAACTTCCTCACTAAATATTGAACAGGACGCCTCTGATCCTACTAAGGTATACATCAGTGTTGCAGGCGTCGGATCAGTCACATTTACGCTGTCTTAATATTTGAAACATGGCATCAAATGATTGGAGTAAAAAAACAGAAGAACTCCTAACTGGTGCTCCTGGCACACAGATCTCTTTTGGTGATATTAGAACTAGTCTTGGTAACACTACTGCATCTCTTTCTGCTAGAGAGTTATACAGAGTTACAGACTTGGATGCTCCATATGACTTTAGTCAAGGAAAATATCCCACATCCACTGGTCAGGCTCACCTACCATATGTCCTGGATGCTACTGAAAATGCTGGTATTCCCACCAGTGGTGCAATTACACCTAATGATATTAGAGATGTAATTAAAGAATATGTTATTGAACAAGATGCTAACACTGAAGAAGAGAACTTCAATGTAACATCACTATCCAGTCCTAGTACACCTAGTGTTGCTGTTGACTGGAACTCAAACTTAAATAAAAATATATCAAAATATCTCAGAATTAAGGGTAGGATTATAAGCAGTACGGTAGCAACTCCTGCTGTTATTGCTAACCAAGCATCATCAAACCTGAACATATATGTAAACAATGCACCACCATCCTATGGTGTGTATTCAGCTGGTGGTGCAATTAGTCAACCTGGCGGTCATGCCATCTCAGTATCTAATCCTGGTGCTCCTGCAATTAGGAAGGTATTTGTAGAGTGTGAAGGTCCTGATGCCAGAATCTATGCTGGCGGTGGTGGCGGAGCTCCTGGATCTCCTGGATTCGATGGAGTTGACGGAAACACAGCTAGCACTGGTGTCCCTGGATCACCTGGATCACCAGCTGGCAAAGGTAGCGACGGATCTCCTGGATCTCCTGGTTCAAACGGATCATCTGGATCTCCTGGATCTCCTGGTGGTTCTGGTGGTCGTGGTGGCAATGGTTCATCTGGATCACCTGGTGGTAATGGTTCACCTGGTCAACCTGGATCATCTGGTCAACAGAGACAATCATTCAGACAGAGATCACAGAAAAAGAACAGAAGGAGCGAAAGAAATAGAAGAAAGAGAAGGAAAAAGTATAGAGGTTGGCCAAAACCACGCCGTGGTCCTAGACAGGAGCGGAATGGTTATCAGTCAGTATCATACTTCCAGCAGAGATCGAATGGTCAGAGAAGAAAGCACTGCTCTGGTGGATCTGGTGGCGGCGGTGGATCAGGCGGCGGCGGAGGCGGCGGTGGATCAGGCGGCTCTGGAGGCGGCGGAGGCAGCGGCGGTAGCGGCGGTTCTGCTGGTATCAGAGGCGGTGGCGGCACTGGCGGTCAAGGCGGCGCTGGTGGTCAAGGTGGTCGCGGCGGTGACGGCGGTCCAGCTGGATATGATGGCATCGGTGGTGTCAAGGGTATCGGCGGTGTTGCTGCTCCTGGTCGTGGATGGAACTATAAGTCAGGAAATATCGTAGGTACACCTGGAACACCTGGACAACCTGGCACACCTGGTGGTGGCGGTGGTCCTGGACAACCTGGACAACCTGGAACACCTGGTCAACCTGGAACACCTGGTACACCTGGCACCTCTGGAACACCTGGTGGTGGCGGTGGATCTGGTACACCTGGTGGTGGCGGTCAACCTGGTACACCTGGTGGTGGCGGTGGTGGCGGCACACCTGGTGGTTCTGGCACTCCTGCATCCTGTGGTGCTGGAACACCTGGAACACCTGGTCAGCCTGGTGGTAGCGGCACGCCTGGAACACCTGGATCTAGAGGTAACCCTGGTCAACCTGGTGGCAGTGGTCAACCTGGCACGCCTGGAACACCTGGTCAGCCTGGTCAGAAGGGTGCCACTGGTCCTACAGGTCAGAGGGGTCAACCTGGTACGCCTGGTAACGCTGGAACATCTGGTCAGCCTGGTCAACCTGGAGAACCTGGCGGTCCTGGCGGAGACTGGGGAGTAGCAGGTCAACCATCAACCCGTCAAGGTGGTCCTGGTGGCGCTGCTGGTAGAGCTGTAGAGGGTGATAAGTATCAAGTTATCCCCAATTCTGGAGACATTCGTTACATTTACTGATCTAAATTATGTCAATTTATCGTCTTTGTCCGTCACCTAATATTGGTGGCGAGACTTGTTTTGAGGTTTGGGATGAAGGATTCACACATGATGAATGTGACAGGATTATTGAGATAGGAGATTCATTTAATCCAGAAGATGCTGTAGTTGGTAATACTGCTGCTCCTGGAGTTAACTCCACTATCAGAATATCTCAAACATCATGGATACCATTAAATGATGACACAGAGTGGATATACAATCGTCTAGGTAAGATACTTAGAACGATGAATGGAATGTATTGGCGATATGATATTAATGGATTTCATGAGCATCTACAATATACGGTGTACGATGGTAGTGGCACACACTATGATTGGCATGTAGATAATAATATGTTGACAGATCTACCACCTAGGAAACTGTCTATGTCAGTACAGTTATCAGATCCTGATGACTATGATGGTGGTGGACTAGAGATTAGTGATGGTCAGATAGTAGAAGCAACCGATGCTAGGGGAGCTGTTATTGTATTTCCATCGTATCGTGTGCATAGAGTTACACCAGTGACAGAGGGTGTCCGTAGATCCCTGGTGGTCTGGGCAAATGGTCCAGCCTTCAGGTGACACCTGGCAAACTGTCCACTATACATACCATAGTGGGAGAGCGGACCCTATAATAGGAGTATGAAAAACACACACCTAGAGCACCTCGAAGACGATATCCTCAACAGCGGTTCTGCTGGTGGCAAGGATGTCATCTCGTTTCTACGGCAGTTCGGTCACATGCTGACTGGTATCCCCAGTGAGCTCAGTGTGACTACGAAGTGGGATGGTGCTCCTGCTATTGTGTGTGGCACAGAACCTATCACAGGTCGTTTCTTCGTTGGTACTAAATCTGTATTCAATAAAGTCAATCCTAAGATCTGTTTCGATGACACTGATGTAGATCGTTTCTACCAAGGTCAACTTGCTGACAAACTCAAAGATTGCCTGAAGTATCTTCCACAACTAAACATCTCAGGTATTGTGCAAGGTGACTTACTATACACGCAAGGAGATAAGCGCAGCGGTATTGTCGGTGGAAACAGAGTTATTTGTTTTACTCCTAATACCATTACTTACGCTGTTCCTCTTGGTTCCAGAAAAGCTTCTGCGATTCATCTCTCCAAACTTGGCATCGTATTTCATACAGTTTATAAGGGCGATACTCTACAGACTGCTCAGGTTGTACCGCAAAAGCAAGCCCCTAAGTACTATTCTACTCAAGATGTGTTTGTTGCCAGTGCGGATTTTGCTGATGCCACTGGTTCTACTCTATTCAATCCACGAGATGCGGTAAAGTTTCAATCTACTATCAAGATGGCAGAAGGTTCACTCAAGCGTTCATCTGCATTTCTTGACAATATTTTGCTGCAAGGTCAGTCTAGGTTCGTCATGAATCTCATGCTCAAGCGTTTCTTCAATGAGCAGATTCGTGCAGGTAAGAAGATTACTAATACAAAAGATATTGTTGCTAAGTTTGCCAGATATTATACCACATCTATCAACATCGAGATTGCATCTAAAAAGAGTGCTCGTGCTATCCAGCGTTGGAAAGATGCCAAAGCACAAGGTACACAGTTCATCGCAAAGTATGAGAAAGAGCTGTACTTCCTGATTGCATCTTATATCAGCATCCGTACTGCAAAGCAGATGGTTCTCAAGCAACTCAACAAGGAGAAATCTATCAAGACATTTGTAGGCACTCGCCCTACAACTCCTGAGGGTTATGTTGCACACCACAACAACAAAATGCTCAAGTTTGTTGACGACGAGTTTCGTCTCGCAAACATCACTGTTGACAAGCAGTGGGATTCCAAGTAGACTAACTCTGCCAGAGTTCATCACACTGTAGCTTTTATGACTATGAAATTAGCTGTTGAATGGAAGCGTCCTAAGAATAAGGGTTATTCTTCACATCAAAGGGCAGTATTCTATGAGGACAAAGATGTTTTGTGGTGGATTGCAGAATTGAAGAAACAAGGTATTGAAGACTACGACATTCGTCCAGTCCTTAACTAATAAATACGATTGATATAGTAAATCTTGAAATGGGCAGAAAAATTGCAATTATTGGTGCTGGAGCTGATGCAGTACTCGCACTAATTCAACTGGTTGGTGCTAGAGATGGTATTGACTGTGTATATAATGATGATATCATCTATTGGATTAGAGATTGCAGTCACAAAGTAGAGAATTTTGGGGTTCAAATGGACCCCATGGGTGTAAATATAATTGGTGCTAATACTACTCTTAGTTGTTTAGATTTCCATCGCAGATTTGATGCGACTAGGAAACTAGGCATGAAATATATTGGTTTTGGTGCTAGGAGAGATTATAACTTCTTTAACTACTATGACACCAGTGAATCTAGTTTGCATGTAGATGAAGGCAAGCTAGTTGAATTCTTCTGGGAGAACTTTACCAAGCAACATAAATGGGGCGATGTTGTAATGGTAGATAAGAGAGTTAATTCATTGGAGATTAGTAAACAAGGATGTAAGGTTGATGGTGAGGATTTTGATTTCGTTGTTGATTGTGTGAGAGGATCTCTCATCAATAAAGATGATTATCATCCAGCATATTACAATCCTACAGATACAACACTGACAGTCAATCGTAGAATCCCTGGTGATTGGAACTACACTGCATTTATTGCATGTGAGCATGGATATCTGACTGGTATTCCTACTGCTGATGCACAGACCTGGGTATATTCATACGATAGTGATATCACAACTGAGGAAGAAGCGGTAAAAGACTTCAACAAACATTGTGAAGTTAAGAAGCATTGTTCATACAAGAAAACAGAGTGGGATCACAATATCTCTGATTATTGCATCCATCCTTGTGGTAGATATGCTAGAACTGGTCGCGCACTAGGATTTAATGATGAATTCTTAGGGTTTAAGTCTTATCCAGAGGCAGACCTATCAGAAGCTATTGCAATGTATTTGTATGAGGATCCTGATAGACAATTCACAAACTTCCAGCGTATGGATGTAGAGGAGAGATGGGAAGATAACAAGGTTGATTATGCAACAACTCTTGCTTTCTATTGTCAGTTTGGAACTCAGTATAAGTCTGATTTCTGGGAGAAAACTAGAGCAGACTCATGTAGATTCTTAGAGAATAGAGATATGCATTGTGCTGATAGAAGAGAAGTATATAATGATGGATTTGAACAAGATTATATCCCTGTGCATGAGAATATTAGACTGGATTACTTTAGACGCCAGGCAGAGAATCCTCGTCATCTTAAGATGAGAATGACTGACAAAGGTTCTGATGAGATGTATAGAACTGTTGGTAGTAACTATCAGATCTTTATCGAAGCTATTAAGGGATTAGGAGCACCATACGCTGATAAGTTCCCTGTTATGTGTGATCCTGTCCTGCCACCTGAACCATTTGGTGAGATTAACTTAGACCCAATTGAGATGTGACAGAATCGTAACACAGTTGACACATCCCCCATGTTGTGTGTATAATATGGAGGTAAACAAATGAGGCGCAATGGGCGCTGATTTACTTTATGACTATGTTTTTTGAAGACACGCAATCTGGGCGTGTTCCTTACAATGAACTCCGTAACATTAATGCGGATTTCTTCTCTTATGAATTTAGGGGTGGAGAAGGTGTTAAGCACCTCGGTCGTAACTACCACAGCTACGAAGATATTTACTGGGGCGAAACTGAAGAGAACCCAGCCCGTAAGCGGGGATCTAGCAAGAAGAACATCAGGGCTCTTGCTAACTCTCGGGCACAGGGTATCGATGTAACTTGCCCACTACCTGCTATCTCACCATGTGTCATCACTGACATTTCTGGCAAAACTTTCTACTGGAAAGGTGAGAATGGCATTACCCGTAAGAAGTCAGATTTCCTGAACGGATATACTGACGGTGCATGGTTTGATGAGGTTGACTTCATCGAAACTATGGGTCGTTCTGCTGCATACAACCGTGAGGTTTGGTTGCAACAAGAGAACGACGGTTTGCCTCAAGAATCACACTCACAAGAGGACATGGAGACTTCCTGTGCTGCTCTGATTGCCTCTGGTGATATGCAGAAAGAGGAAGCAATCATTCGCGATTTCGTGTTTGAATCAGCTCCTAACATGACAACCAAGGAAAAGAACGAGGTTGTCCGTAATGTCATCAAGGGGTGTGATGTTCCGACCAAGACTATTGCTTGGCGTGACAATGAGTGCAAGGACTGGCTCGACAACAAATGTGTCGATGATGTTGAGGTTGACTACTCTTTCCCCTATCACTACTTCCAAGATCGTGTGTATGCTCTGATGAAGCAATACCATGAGCAGAAGAAGGTTCTCAAGGTGGTACAACACTTTGACAACAAAGGTGATAACGAGGAGTATATTGAGGCAATGCGTGAAACTCAAGACCACAAGTGGGAAGAGTTTCGTATGATCTGCAAGTCATTGTCTCTCTACATGCTCAACAATGATTGGCAATTGCCCTTTGATAAGGATCAATTCTATCCTCAGATCAAGGGAGACAACGGCGACGATCCTAACCGTATCGTCGGACTGTGACAATCTAAGAACTGGTCGGGGAGCTTCACGCTCCCCTTTTTCTTTGCTATGATATGGACAACAAACAAACAAACATGAACGCAGTAGAAGCAGGACGACTAGCAAAGGCACAAGGTCATGAGTATGAGCGTGATCTGACTGACACCATGAATGAAATGTTTGGTGGTGATCATGTTACTGACGGTCGCCCACAAACTAAAGTTGACATCTATGACAATGA